CAGAAAAGCCCCGATGATACACACCGTGTTTTCTATGTTGGCGTAACTCGTGCTAAAAAGAACTTGTACATTGTAGACGCAGAAGACGTATCAAGGAGTTACGACCTATGAGCAAGATAACTTTTAAAAAATATATGGAGATGATGCACGAGGCCGAAGAGACCTACGGTGCCCTCTACGAAAACGAAATCTCTGAACGGGATTGGAATAACCCTCTTATTAAAGACGAGGATATACCCGGTCTTACCTTAACGTGGGACAAGGAACTGCAAGAATGGTGCGTGTTCGGTCCCCTCAACCAGACGGTACATTGAATGAAACGAGAAGATTTACTCCACGCGGCGGAGAAACTAATCAACGGCCCGCGGGCCCAAGACTATGGAGACGCCTTGTTTAATCATCAGCGCATTGCTGCTGGTTGGAATGTCATTGTTACAGGCGCAATGACAACTCATGGAGAACTGACGCCTGCGCATGTCGCCTTGATGATGGACTGGGTTAAGACCAGCAGATTGGTGGAAAGCATCGACCACGCAGACTCTTGGGTGGATAAAGCAGGGTACACGGCTCTCGGAGCAGAGTTTGTACACAAAACCAAATCATTGGGGACCAGTAATGGCAAAACTACAAATGAGCATGTTCGCACCAAAAAGTGAGTGGATACCACCGCTGGAACTACCGGACATCACGTCAGCAAAAAAGATAGCCATCGACGTAGAAACACGCGACCCGAACCTTAAATCAAGTGGCCCCGGCTGGCCTACCGGTGACGGTGAGGTGGTGGGTTACGCAGTAGCAGTAGACGATTGGTCGGGCTACATTCCAATTCGACACTTCGGTGGAGGCAACCTTGATGAGAAGGTGGTCAACCGCTGGCTGAAAAAAGTATTTGAGTGTCCTGCCGATAAGATCATGCACAACGCACAGTATGACTTGGGCTGGATCAAGCAGATGGGCTTTCAAGTAAATGGCCGCATCATAGATACCATGGTCGTCGCATCGCTGCTGGATGAAAACCGTTTCAGCTACAGCTTGAATGCGCTGGCTTACGACCACTTGGGAAAAGTTAAGTCTGAGAAAGGTCTAGTGGAGGCGGCGCGGGAGTTCGGAGTCGATCCGAAAGCAGAGATGTGGAAGATGCCCGCCATGTACGTTGGACCGTATGCGGAGGGTGACGCTGAACTGACCCTCGAACTCTGGAATTACTTCTCCGTTCAACTTGGCAAAGAGGGCTTGTGGCCTATCGCTAACCTCGAACTTGATCTCCTCCCATGTCTTGTTGACATGACGATGCGAGGCGTCCGGGTCGATACGGATAAGGTCGAGCGAACTAGGGATAGTCTGCTCAAGCGAGAACGGGAAGTCTTGAAGGAGATCAAGCGCATCAGCGGCAGTAATGTTGAAATCTGGGCGGCACAGTCTCTCGCTAAAGCGTTCGATAAAGTCGGCGTCCACTACCCACGCACTGAAAAGGGCGCACCGTCGTTCACTAAACTCTTCCTCCAAGAGCATGAACATCCACTCGCGCAACTCGTTACCCAAGCTAGGAACCTGAATAAGACATCCGGCACTTTCATCAACACAATCATGAAGCACTGTCACGCTGATGGTCGAATACACTCCCATATAAACCAAATCCGTTCCGATGATGGGGGCACGGTGTCTGGACGTATATCAATGTCCAACCCGAACCTTCAACAAATCCCGGCCCGCGATCCTGAACTGGGGCCAATGATCCGTTCTTTGTTTCTTCCAGAGGAAGGCGAACAATGGGCGGCCATTGACTTCTCGCAACAGGAACCGCGCATCTTGGTCCATTATGCGCATGTATACGGGAAAATGCGAGGCGTACCTTTGGAAGGGGCGAAAGAGTTTGTGTCGGCTTACAACGAAAACCCAGACACGGACTTCCACACCATGGTGGCGGAGATGGCTAACATCCCGCGAAAACAAGCCAAGACGATTAACCTTGGAATGATGTATGGCATGGGTGTGAACAAGCTTTCCGAACAACTGGATGTATCGGTTGAAGAAGCGAAGAGCCTGACCAAGCAATACCATGACCGCGTTCCCTTTGTTAAAGGACTCATGACGGGCGTGATGAACCGGCTGAACGAGAAATCGAGTGGTGGTTCGCTGCACTCGCTGCTTGGCCGTAAGTGTCGCTTCGATCTATGGGAACCCGATACCTTTGCCATGAACAAGGCGCTGCCTTACCGGGAAGCGGTAGACGAATATGGGCCCACGACCCGTCTTAAACGTGCCTACACCTACAAGGCGCTTAATCGTTTAATCCAAGCATCTGCTGCGGATATGACGAAAAAAGCGATGGTCGATCTGTACAAGCAGGGAATACTGCCCATGCTTCAGATACACGATGAGATTGCTATGTCCGTAAAGACAGTGGATGAAGCCAATGCCGTAGCCAAAGTTATGGAAGAAGCTGTACCGCTCGAAGTGCCGTCAAAATGCGACGTAGAGATAGGTCCCTCATGGGGTGAAGCTAAGTGATTTCTTGCATTCTTATATATCTTCGTATATTATCGTAGATATCCGGGGGCACTGGAGATAGGTTTAATGGATACAACACGCTGGAAAAGCATCCTCGTTCCACGAGAGGTGTACGAAGAGATTAAAGAGCTTTCAAAAAAGGAAGGCAGAACCATTGGCGGACAGCTACGGCTAGTGTTCGAGTGGTACATGGAGACTGCAAATGATAGAAGCACAGGGGAAACAGGGACAGTTTCACAGAAATCTGGTAAAAAATAAGTGCCCGAAGTGTGAGCAAAACCTTGAAGTTACCGGCAAGACTGACACGCAGCTATTCCGCAGGTGCAAATCCTGCCAACTTTCTATTGTCGATCCCCTTTCTGGTGGCGAATATCCTGAAGATGTTTGCGAAATATGCGATTAAGTGTTGCTTATCCCATACCGACATGTTTATACTACGCTTGAACATGGTAAGCATGTTCTCCGTAGTTGACCCTGACCCCAGTACGGTTGCCCCCGGCTGGGGTCATTCTTTTTAGAAAGAGGAAACTATGGCAGATATGATCTTTGTTAATGGCCTACGCGCAAGTAAACCCCGCGATAAAGCGCCAGACTTCGTTAAAGCAGACCTCAGTATGAATCGCGTTGAACTCATCACGTGGCTCGAAGCACAGTCCGGTGAGTGGCTGAACGCGCAAATCTTAGATAGCAAAAATAAACCCGGCACGTGGTACGTGAAGCTGGATACCTACGAGGCCAACAAACAGGAGTGAACAATGGATGACCTAAATCTACGCGTGTCGGAAATACCTTGGGTATATGCCGTCAATCAAATCAACAAAGCCGTCACCGACTTCCAAGACCAACTAGAAAAAAGCGGTAACGAAGAAGACCTCAAGCGCAGCGCAGAAATCGAGAAGTGCTGGCAACGTATTATCCAAGGTTGACATTACCTTATAAAATCCCATACACTACTCCTTGTAACCCTACACGGAGAACGTTATGAAAGACCTGATTACAATCGAAGAAGTTTGCTCACTCGCAAAGGTGAGCAAGCCGACCGTCTACCGAAAGGTAAAGCTGGGCGAGTTCCCAGCCCCGGTCAAAGTCCCAACCACCGCGACCCGCGGGCCAAAGATGGTAAACCGTTGGGAACGCAGCGCAGTGTTAAGCCACTGCATTCAAAATGTGCAACGCGCAGCAACCGCCGCAGTCAACATCCCAGTTGAAGATACTGACGCGCACTGGGACACGGCCCCCGAACCATGGTACGTGGAACATAAGTTTGTTCTACAAGCTATCGTTGGCGGAACCCTTGCAGCATTAGCAGTGTGGTACTTCCAATGAAGATACTAACCATCGACATGCACCCGTCCGTCGGGTCGCAGCTAAACTACAAAATCGAATCATGGGAATGGCGCAAAGAAGTCATCGAAATGGTTTTGGATAACGGCAAGATCGTTCAGCTAAATCCATCCTATGTCATCGCAGCTATCTTAGAGGAACGTGAAGACGAACCCGAAGAGACCGAAGACGATGAGCAGTAGGCGGCCTAAGTTTACTCGAACAAAGTGCGGCAGCCTTACCGTTAAAGGCTGCATTGATCTATGTACCTTCTGGTATGAAGAAGCAGACTTCGATGGCAATGACGAAGAAGCTGAACTATGGCGGTCTATGCTGCGAGGATTCATTAACGAACGCGACATGGGCCTCGACCCATGGACCTCAAGTCCTATCATTGAAAGAAAGATCAAGTCCCAACAATCGTTTTGGGACGCAGCATTTGTGCCTTGGGATAATCGGGCAGAACTCGCAGAATAAAAATAAGGTGGCCCGACCCCCGACTTTGGTTCTGGTCCTCATAAGACCAGCTTTAGGAGTGGCAGAGGCCGGGCCGGGGTCCAGTATACAAGAAACACATGGGGCAGGTCGCGGCCCACGGTACAA